TCTAGGATCCTTACGCTCCACGGATCACACCTCCATAGGCTCCAGATCGTCAAATACTACAGGGATACGCTCCTTAAGCTCTCTGAGGAGCGGTACTGCTACCTCCAGCATTTGAGGATGAGGCTTACCCGTAGCTCCACAGGCTCTAAGGCTAAAGAAATGCCTCCACTCTCTGAGGTTAGCTGTCATAACTACCTCAGTTTTAAGGCTATTGGGGAGTACTGCTCTAGCTTCCTGCGGAGAGGCTCCATCTGCAATCATTCTAAGATAGCTCTTTTCCGCCTCCTCACAGGCACTAACCCACGCTCCGTATCTTTCGCCCCAGTTCTCCGTAGATACCTGTACACCGTCTGGCATAAGATAAAAGGGCTCAATAACGGTAATCTCTCCGCCATTCGTGCCGTAATTACAGTATCTTGTACTCTCCTGTGCAAAAGAGGCTACTCTATGGCGTACAATCTCATGAGATACGCCTCTATCTACGATAAACTTAACAGAGAGGCTAAAATGCTCCAGCATAGCAAGATGCTTACTCTTAATAAGGGCTCTTACCATCTTTTCCGCTGTGCCCTCTCCGCTCTTATCCTCACTCTTGTAGCATACCCTAGCTACTCTCTCGATCTTCTTAAGGATCTCTGCCCCATTGAGGGTATCTAAGATCTCATAACCAGCTTTAATAACCTGCATATCTTACTCCTCCGTATTTCTATCATTTCTCAGCATAGCCCAGAATACAGCAAAGGCAAGGAGTACTAAGGCTCCTGCCGTTACAAGAGTAGCTCCTCCTGCACCGCTTACCCCGTTCTCTGCCAGATCTGCCACCATTGCTGTAAGACGGTCAATCAATCCCATCCGTTAATCTCCTTTTCGTATCTCTTACGGTCTGCCTCTACCGCTTCATAGTCAATTCTGGAGTTCTTAACTGCGATACTGCCCATAATACCCATGATAACGCAAATTCCTAAGATAACTAACATTCCGAGTACATCCCCCTTGCTCACGGGGCTACCGATCAGCTCAGTAAGGATCTGTGCAATACGCTCTACCATGATTACTCTCCTCCGTAGATCTTATCAATAAACATTTGAATAATCTGATCTCTGGGAGTTCCCATGGGTACTCTCAGCTCAATAACGCCAGCCTTAGGCGGTACAAACACTCCGCTAGGTCTGGTATGAGTAGTCTTAGGCTTTTCCTGCGTAGCTCTCTCCGCCTCAATAGCGTTAATCTCAAACTGGATAAACTCTTGTGCTTTCTTGAGATCCTCTACAATATCCGCTTTCCGCCCTGCTCTGGCTACATACTTAACAGCACTCCCCAGATTAAAGTTAAGCCCCCAATCACGGATCACATCCTTAGGCTCAAACTTTCTCCCCTCCACATAATGAGAGGGATGCTTTACCTTATCACTCACTGTATGTACCTCCTATGTACTTATTTTGTTTGCTGTGATACTTAACCTAATCACAAAACCCCTAAAATGTTAGAGGCTGTCATTGCATACTGTCATTAACCCTAGGGATTTCTTTATACTCTCCTCAAAAAGGTAAGTATTTTAGGCAGTTTTTGAGGAGTAAGGGCTTTACTCAATATCTTTCATTAGCTTATAGATCTCATCCAGCTTATCCTTAGCATCCTGTGAGAGCTCTCTTACGCCACCTACCGCCTCTGTACGGTCTGTAGCCTCTCCCATAAGCAATAGATCCAGCTTAACCAATCGCTCAAAATCCTGTATATTCCTAACTTTAAGCTCTCCTTTAATCACTCTTTGGGAGAGTTCTTCCATAAGATTTCCAATAACAACCCTATATCTAGTCCTAACATCGGTAAGCTGAGTATTTACAGCCTCCTCACGCTTATTCTGAGCGTTTTCTATGTTACGCTGGGTTACTCTGGCTACCCAGCTAAAGGATCTGCTCCAGCCAGCTACGGTACGCTCTGTACGCCCTATAGTTTCTGCTACAGCTCTAAGAGATCTCTTATCTCCTAGCCCATAATACATCTCAAAAGCCCTACGCTGGAGCTCAGTTTCTTTAGATAACTTGTCTACCACTTTAGCCCCTCCTTTCTCCTCCCTTTTGATATTAGGGGTATTTTCTACAATTTTTCTTACTTGCCGTATCCTTTTCCTTGTTTATAGGAATATTTATAAATCTAGTCTCTGTACAAAATTTTCAATAGGCTCTTTGAAATAAGGTTTTATACTACAGTGCTATTTTTCATTACCTTATCTATTGTTTTCTATATAGGTATTTCTTTTATTTTTAGCTGTATAAAACCCTTTTTCCGCCCTCCGCCTCTTTCTCCGCCCTTTCATTGATTTTTCATAGGGTTACTGAAATATAAAAGGAGAGGCTTTTTATCCGCCTCTCCGCTTTTTTAGGATTTTGCTACAGTACAGCCTCCAGAGTTTTCTCCTGCAATACCTCATAAAGAGCTGGAGGTTATAAAACCATATCACTACTCTGGGAGTACTTCCTATGTAATAGATCCTCACTATACCATCTGGATTAGTATAGCTATAGGAGCCTCCATGCCCTCCAATCCGCCCATTTACCCACGCTATATCTATATGATCCCTTACCACCGCTCTCTCTCCGTTTCATTTGTATTTCATGAGGTAATGTAATCTCTTTCATAAGATAGGTTACAATCATGTAAAAAATATGTATCCCCATTACAAGTTAAACTCCCCAGCCTCATCATAGGAGCCTAAAACGCCTCTAAGCTCTCTCCGCTGGCTGGAGTTAAGGTTACTAATCGGTATCTCTATCTGCCTCCGCCTATGCTCCTGCTCTGGAGTTTCATAAGGGTATTCCTCTTTACTCCGCTTATTTTTCTTTGTGCTGGCATAGTAAGGATCATGCTTTCTTAACCAGAGATCCGCCTCATCCTCTTTTCTTATCCTCTTAGCCACAGTGTTAATCATCCTCCTCAAAGGCTTTAAGCCCTGCCTGTATCTGTTTTAATCCGCTGGTAATATTCCTGCTGATTACAGATTGATCTACGCCCATTACCCACGCTATTTCCTCCTGCGTGTATCCTAGTACTAAGGTGTAGGCAATCGCCATAAACTGAGAAAAACTAAGTACTCCATTTTTATAGCCCTCGTTAAAGGCTCTCCGATCCCTCTTATAATAGAGATCCATATTTATACCTGTAGCACTCTGTAGATCTATGAGGATACAAATAGCTACGCTATCTCCTCTAGCCCCCAGCCCCTCTAGCGTACCCCACATCCGTAGGAGTTTCTTTAGCTGTTGTTTATCTTTATAACTCACTCTCAATAGAGCTCTGTTAATGGTTTCTCTTACCGCTCCCACTGTCTCTACCTCCTGCCACCTTTTTTATGTACTTAAAATGTACCTCTGCTGTTGTATGCCTGTACAATCCAATGCCCTGTATGGTAGCAAAACGCTTTCTAATACTCACGATCTCTCCATAAAAATAATCATGATCCAGAGGGCACATCCACTTTACCCTATCTCCCACTTTGAACACTGTTAAGTACCTCCCTATAAACGGAAATAAGGAGATTAGTTATCTAATCTCCTTTAATCCTTTACTGATCCTGTAATTCCTGCTTGATTTCCTGTGCCCTCTGGAGGATCCCTCTAGAGTAACTGGTACTATAGATACCTTGAGCCCACAGCTTTTTAGCCCCCGTAGTTCCCATATTGTAAACCATGAGTACGCAATGCTCTCCGCTACTAGAGTAGCTATCCTGTATCTCTGCCAGAAAATCTACGCCTACTCTCATATTGGAGTAAGGGTTATAGAGCTCTGTGGCATCAAGCTCCTCCATACGCTCTCTGTGGAATTTCTCGTAAATCTGCATCAAGCCTTTAGAGTTTCCGCTGTCTCCTGTAGCATCGTACCTATAACCGCTCTCCCTCTCAATGAGGGCAAGTACCATATAGTAATCTACTCCAGCCTCCCTACAGAGCTCCCATAAGTAAACCTGTGCTACCTCTGGGAACATTCCTCCATACATTGTATAGGAGCTGGGGATTTCGTAGTATTTCCAGCCCTGCTCATAGATCTCCGCTCCCCACTCAGTACTCATAGTGGAATAGGGGTAAACACTGTTGTTAGGATCTCCTACGCCACAGATAGGAGCCTCTGTTTCCTCTGTAGAGCTTGTGGTATTTTGTACAGGCTCTGTAGTTTCCTGTGAGGGATCCGTAGGCTCTGTAATCACTGTAATTTCCTCAGCCTCCATACTAACAGTGGGGGTAGAGGTAAGGGGAGTACCCTCTACAGGCTCCGTAGGAGTATCATTATTGCCACTGCACACCGCCACACACAGCAAGATCACTCCTACAATCAGTGCCAGCATCAGCCCTAAGACGGTATACCGCTTAATCATTAACTGCTTTCTCCGCTGAGAGCTCTTGTAGCTCCGCCCTCTATGTACTCTGGTTTTCTGCATTATCCTTTACCTCCTAATGCCCGTCTTAATCCCTCAATGGATCTAACCATATTTTCTACCTGTGCCCCCAGCCTATGTAGGGTTTTCTCTATATCGTCTGGATCCGTACTATACCAGTATCCATAGGAGGAGCTACACACGGGCTCCCCATCCTGCCTAAGCTGGCTTACCACATTTCTAACCTGCTTATCCGTTAGATTAAATAAGGTGCGGAGCTCTCTGCCCTTAACCGCCTCACTTTCCGTAGTATGGTGATCCTTTAGATATTCCAGCATTTGATGAGCTGTACCCATAGAGTAGCCTCCTCTTTTTTTTTGATACATAACTTAATCACAGAGAGGTGGAATTTTTAGATAAAATAAAAAAAGTAGTGCATATTTTTTCTTGCCTATGCACTACTTTTTAGGTATTAACTTGTTACTTACTCTACGCCCTCAGTAACTTCCACGATCTTACCATTGATACAGCGGTAATATGTATCCTCCTTAATGGTCTCTCCATCAACAACTACCAACTTAGCTCCATTGAGCTTCCAGCTATCCTTGTCATATGGATGCCTATAAGATCCGTCACTCCAGCGATCTCCAATATACTCCCAATCTGAGAGAATAAGGTGAGATCCTCTACAGCCCTTAGCTCTTGCCTCATGCCCCCAAGCAACCGCCACTCCAGTAGGATCACTAACAGAGGAGGCTCCCTTGTAACCCGTAGCGGAGGAGGCTCCACAGTTACCCGTAGCGGAGGAGGCTCCATAGTCACCCGTAGCGGAGGAGGCTCCATAGTCACCCGTAGCGGAGGAGGCTCCCTTGTAACCCGTAGCGGAGGAGGCTCCACAGTTACCCGTAGCGGAGGAGGC